CCCCCCGAAAGGCTCTGTGGTTGGTATGCGCCGGGCGTGGCGCGGATACAAAAAAGGTCCGCAAAAGCGAGCGAGGGAAAATAAGTGTGGTGCGTTGTACTGGGTTCGAACCAGTGACCGATTGCTTAGAAGGCTGGCGTTCTATCCCGATGAGCTAATGGCGGTTGGTGGCCCTTGCTGGATTTGAACCAGCGACCTGGCGATTATGAGTCGCTCGCTCTCACCACTGAGCTAAAGGGCCGAGCGTAGGATAATAACGTTACGAAATCAATGTTGCAAGAGTTCACAAATTCACTGATTCAAAATTATTCTTGTAAAAAATCTTTTAACGTCAGGCACAAAGAGCCTGTACATAGATTTGTGTAATTGCCTGATTTTGATATGTTCAATCCAGCATCAAATGAAGGTTAATTTATGGACGAAAAACAGTTACAGGCTCTAATGACCTTTATACGATTGACCCAAATAAAAAAAGCCACCGTTGCAACTTAAGAGTCACTAACGGCAGCTTATGCGAATAGTGTTGCTCATTTGCTCAACGATGTCAACACGTTCTATGCTACATGCTTAATTTTCTCTACACGTTTCCGGTTTTTAAACGCACTATCCAGAATCGGGTAAATCATAAACAACGAGGCATTGAGGATTTCGTCAACTTCCCGTCGACAGGTTGCTAGCGATGGTTTTTGAATGCGCCCGCCGCCCCGGCATAACATCTTGCGAGGTCTTGCGACGCTATGATAGTAAGATGCAATGGCGTGCTTGGAAGAGCCGTGGGCGTAGTAGCTGAGGAGGATGCCAAAGGCTTTCTTGTCAATGTACATGACGGAATCGACGACCTGAGAAATCAACATTCCATCATCATCATTACACATTGGCCTTGTCATAACTCTTCCCGGCTCCACGCTCTCCATGAATTTAGCTATTACGCTGCTCATGCGCTTTTCCAGACGACCTGAATAAACCCATGCGCCCCACAGTTCAAGCCAGCCATTCAGCCACTCATGCTGTTCTTTGGTGAGGTTTAGTTCTCTTATGCCCACGCGCCTTCTCCCTGTACCTGAATCAATGTGAGATTTCCGCAGAACACTGCGCCGGTATCGATATACATCTGGTTGGCAAATTTGAGTGGTTTCACTGCTTGCGTATGACCAAAGATGAACGTGTCCGCGCCTTTGATTTCTTTCACGATCCCGTCTTGTG